TTATTGGCAATTGTACCAAAAAACAATAATGAATTAGGTTCAAGATTTACATGTTTTTTAAAATAATTGTCACAATTTACCTTAGGGAAAATAGATAAAATTAAATAAAGAATTCCAACTAAAATAAAAAGAATAGAAATTATACCAATGATCAGAAGAAAGGTATCCCAACATAAGGTAGAATTTAATAAAAATTTAGCAAATATAATAATATGGCTAATAGTTTCGTTAGTGAAAATAATAGTTAATAAAATTCCAATGAACCCTAATGCTACAGAAGCTTTTGAATCGCAATTATTGACGAAATTAATTGTTCTGTCTAATGTGTCTTTTGCAATTTCTTTAGTATCCAGTTAATTCATCCCCTTTGGTGTCGTTGGTATTCTACTTTATTAACGCAGCAACAGCGATAAACATCGTTATGCTGTTTGTGACATATTTCGTGAAGCATGGTATCGCGGTTACTTTCGTTAGTCAGTCGTGAGTTCAAAATAAACACTTCTTCGCCTTCCACATCGGCGCAGATAAAGCCCTTGATTTTATGGGGAAGAGGGTATAATAGGACTTTCTCAGTCAGCATGGTCTCCACGTTCCTTTAGTTTGAGTTTTTTTACAAGATCAACGACAAATTTGATATCTTCTGGTTCAAGATCACGAGACGCGTCCATGAGTATCCTTAGCTCAGGATCATCGTGAATTTCTTGAGCCAGTTTTGCCGTTTCTGGATTCAAATAATATTCTTGATGTTTTTGAGTATCATCTTCCCATCCCATGATAGTAGTAGGTGGAATTTGCAATGTTTTAGCTAAGGCTGCAATTTTATTTCGTTTCATATTGGTAATATTGCCTGATTCCCAACGTGAAACTGTACCTTCGCTTACACCAACAGCTGTTGCAACTTCTTTAAGCGTTAATCCTAATTCAATTCGCCTGTTTTTGATAATTTCTTTAATGTCCGAAATAGTCATTGTTTCCACCTCTTTAAATAAATATTAACATCAATATTGCAAAAACGCAAGATGGTTTTTGAAAATATTGCGAAAACGCATTGACAATAAAATTTAAGCGTGTTATCATTTACTTGCGTAAATGCAAGAAAAGAAAGGGGGCGAGGATATGTTAAACAAAGACTTATTAGTTGATAAGATCAAAGAGAATGGTATGACATTAGAGGCATTTGCAAATGAGCTGGGAATCAACTATACCACTCTTTACCGTAAATTAAACGGTGAAAGCGATTTTACTCGTGCAGAAATTCAGATAAGCAAAAATGTACTTAATTTAGATCTTAATACAGCAGACATTATTTTTTTTGGACAATAACTTGCGTAAACGCAAGAAGGAAGAGCGAGGTGCGAAGATGTTAAAAAAACCGTTAGGCAACTCGTTGCCGCTTATGGATAAATGGCTAGAAAACAGCGTAAAAAGAAGGAAGGCTTTAGATAATACTTTACAAAGTATTACCAGCCTTCCTTATGACGAAGCAACTATTATTTTAGGATTAGCGGCATCGCTGCTCAATGAGGCTAATCTTTCAGGCCGTAGCGTTGGCAGTTACGCAAGTATTGAAATGCTTTGTCCTCATTGCAAAATGATTGTTCACGAAAGAATTAAGGATATTAATGATCCCCCAAGTAAATGTGCTTATTGTGGGGGACTTATAGATTATTTGTCTTTTGTGAAATAGCCTTTTTTGAAAAATAATGTTTCTTCACCACATTCTGAACAGTATTTATCGTGAGGGCCTAATTCTGCTTCAAATCCGTTATTCATAACACAATTACTGTTGGTGCATTTATTTTGTAATAAACTACCGCATTTAGCACAAAATTCTGCATCTAAGTTAGTTGTTTCTTCGTGACTGCAAACTACACATTTTAGGTTGCGGAAATAAGATTTATTTGAAAAATGGGAGTACGTTCCGCAGTATGGACACATCAGACTATCATCGGGAATAGTTTTACTATATTTTTGACAGTTTGGGTTGTCACAATAATTAAAAAGTTCGCGGCCGCATTTTTTACAGTTGAGAACACCTTCTGAAACTGTGTTTTGGGTTTTACAGAAAAAACATTCTTTGATTTGTTCAGTCATAATATTCATCTCCTTTGCTTAATGATTACCGGCATTGGTAGTGTCGGTAAGTAAATTATAGCATATGGAGAAAAAACAGAAAGCGAGGACTTAATTATGTCAAAAATTATCAAAAGAAAAGTAGGGATTATTATTCCAGAAGATCGCGGTGCGTTGATGATATTCCATCCACCTGCCGATAATGATGGGCATCCATTTAAATTATGCCATTATCTTTCTCTGGATGAAATCAAGGCTCTCGATATTCGTCAGAATGATGTTATATCTTTCGAAGCAGAAGGTCTAAACACATACAAACTTCTTGGCGTGGAGCTGGTATCAAGGGGGATAGAGCCGCTCAAATGTGAAACAGAAGCTCAATCGGTTCCAGCTAAACCTAAAGAATTGAATATGCATGAACGTATCAATCTCGCACGCTCAGCAATCACTGGGCTAAATATACGTAGTGCAAAAAAACTATTTGATGATACCCTTCTTACCGCCCAAGAAGAAGCCAAAATTCCGGCTCCGGAAGGGAGTGATACCGATGGCAGTACAAAGAACGTTAGAAGTAGTAAATCCTGAAGCTTTACGAACCGATTATGCTTTCCGCGTATTGGCCAGAATTGCAGTGCGATATGCGTTTGAGAATCATTTATTTGATGACGTTGTGGAGGTTGATAATAGTGAGCAAAAAACGAAAGTGCTCGATTTGCGGCCGAGATCTGACAGGGAAAAATTTCGTCAAAATATGGGACGAAAGTCAGAAGAAAACAGTGATTGTCTGCAGAGACGACAGGAGCTGTTACGGATCCAAGATGCTTAGAAACTATAAAACGAGGTGATTATTTTGAAAAACAAAGGTGCTAATCGTATTCATCGCAGGAAGCCTGCTAAAAATTTTAAATTAAGTCAATTGCAACAAATTTGGTACAGTATGGATGCCAAGTGTGTTTTGGATCCAATGGCCCAACGTAAACGTTTGATGCAATTTATTATGCGTAATGTTTTTGGGGGTGCTCAAATATGAGATATACAGACGGTGAGAGGATATATTTTGTTGAGCATAATTTTTTTGATAATGAATGGAATATTTTTTATCAAAAGATTGGTGGAAAAGAAAAACGGTTAAGGTATCGCGGACCAGAGGGTATTTGGTCGGAGAGTCGGGAAAAGGCAGAAAAAAATCTCGCTAAAGCGGCCAAGCGACATAAATGGTTAAAGGTGGTAGAGAATGATGAGTGCTGCTAAAAATGGAAAAAGCCCTGGCGGCTGCGGGAACAGTCAACCAGGGCAAAACGTAAGAAAAGTATGCGAACCCTCTTACGCCCCTATTATAGCATGTATTACTGCAGCTTTCATCATTGAGCTTTGCTTGCTGTGGTTTTTCTTCAGCTCGGTACCGGTGATCACAACCTATGTTCCGTATACCGTACAACGTAATGATACGTTGTGGGATATTGCAAAAAAATTTGCTCCGGAAGAAATGGATCTGCGTGAGTATATTCAGATCCTGCAAGAAGAAAACAAGGATAGTGGCATATCAAAAGGGATGCCGGTAGGTAGTGGAGAGTATTTGATGTTACCGATGATTGAATATAGGCAAAGGGGGCAAGTGCTATGGCAGAAAAACGACTGACTGTTAAAGTTAAAAATATCAAAAATTACGGAAGCGGCGATGAGGTAACATTCGACCGTCCAATCAAGATTAAGAATAGACGCTTTGATCGCTGGTATTTAATAGATCGTCATAGAGATAATGTTAGTATTGGTGATGCTTTAGTTTTTAATGTTACTAACGAAGGAATTTATTTAAAGAAGGTGGTTAACGTATGAAAATCAAAAGGCTTAAACTGACCAATTTCAAGGGTCATCGTGAGTTTATGATTGATTTTTCAGAAACGGTGACTAATATTTTCGGTGCCAATGGTACCGGAAAAACATCGATCAAAGACGCTTTTTTCTGGCTTCTGACTGGTAAGGATAGCTATGGTCGCCAAGATGTTGATTTCAGACCTTTTGACGAAAAGGGACAACCTGTTCATGACGTTGATGTAACAGTTGAAGCTGTTCTTGATATTTTAGGAGTGGAATATACTTTGACGCGAGTATTGCGAGAGGATTGGTCGACCTCGACGGGAACGGCGCCGAAGAAATTGCGCGGGAACACAACCTTGTATTTTATTGATGGTGCGCCAAAAAAGGCAGGGCAGTTTGACACTTGGGTACAGGAATATGTGAATTTAGACTTGCTGCGCTTGACGAGTGATCCAGCCTATTTTCCAGGTTTGCATTGGAAGGAGCAGCGGGAAGAAATCATGGCGTTGGGCGGTGAAGTTACGGCTACCGATATTATTGCAGAAAAGCCGGAGCTTGAAGAGATCCGAACGGCGGTAGAGAAACATGGTCTTACAGATTTTGCTAACATCGTCCAAAAGGACCTGGACATGCATATTAAAACTATCAATGAAGCCAAGATTAGGATCGATGAAGCCAGTAAAGCATTAACCGGAGTTGATGATATTAAGGTGTTGGAAGAACAGGCCAGGGAACGTATTTTATTGGCACAGAAGCCTGTTGACGAACTATTAGAAGAACGTGCAGCTATTGTCAGTGGTACTGCAGTAAAAAATATTACCGATCAAAATTCAGCTCTTGAAGCAAAGATGGAAGAAATTAAAGCCAAACATCGGGAATTGATTGCTGAGGTCAAAAAGCCGTATTTAGAAAAAATGGCCATTCTGGACAGTGACGTCGTAAATGCGGCCGAACGTGTACGACCTCTGCGGCAGCAGTATCGTATCAGTGAAGATCGTATTAAAAATATTGATACAACTCTTGAAGGGTTGCGGAAGCAATGGGCTGAAATCGATGAAGAAATCTTTGACGAGACAGAATGTCCGTGTTGCCATCGTCCATATGACGCTGGAATGACAGGTAAAATGCTGGAAGAGTTCAACATGCGTAAAAGTCAAAGTTTAGGTGATATTGATGCAGAAGGGCAGAAACTGAGCGAGGAAAAAAGAAAACTGGTTGAAGAAAACCGGAAGCTGTTAATTGAAATCAATAAGTATTCTGGCTTAGAGGTTGAAGCTCCAGCTTTAAAACGGGAAATTTTAGATGCAATGGCAGCTGCAGTAAGCAAAGCCAGACCGCTTGAAGCAATGGAAGGATTCTTGAATGTTCGTGATCGAGTTGATTTGAATAAACGAAAATTGGAAGAACTCCAGCTTGACGTAAAGGTACAGCTCCGGATTATCGATGACAAGTTAGAGCCTTATCAGAAAGCATTGTCTGCTGCAAACGAAACTTTGGCCAAGATCAAAACCGAATCCGAAGTTCGTGAGCGGATTGCAAGGTTGACTGCAGAGCGTGATACGGCTCGTCATCTTGTCGATGATCTGCAGCGTAAAAAATCGTTGGTTAAGTTGTGGAGCACTAATGCTGCGGAATTAGGTACTGCACATACAAACGGAATGTTTAAGTTTGTCAGCTTCAGGCTTTTCACAAAAACCTTATCGACCGATGATATCAAGGAAACCTGTGAGTTGATGATGAATGGTGTTCCGTATCGTAATTTGTCAACTGCGGAAAAAATTATTGCCGGTATCGATGTTATCAATGCGATCAGCTCGGCCAGGAAGGTAAGTAATCCGATTTTCGTTGATAATCGCGAAAGTGTAGTGCAGCTTCCGGAATGTCCAGAGCAGGTTATTAATCTAATCGTAAGCGGCACTGATAAAGAGATTAGGGTGGTGAGAGAATGACGACGGTTGAGATATGTGCAGCATGTATTTTGATAGTATCCGTAATGGCCATGATCTCGATCCTGAAAACGGGGAGAGAATGTTATAAATCGACGGGAGCTGTTCAGGATTGGGTCATTGATGTTCCGCCGGTAACCCGTCCGGATACAGCAAATGATCAAATCCTTTGGCAATCCGAAGTGCCGGTATATTTTGTGGATCCTGAAACAGGGATGGTGTTAAGTGGTATTTTCGTGGGTGGAAATGCAGACCGGGCTGTGGTGAAGGTGAATTCAAGCATTACTCCAGGGCCAAAATATAAAATCGTAGTAGTTAAGTATGCTGATGTTTTTCAAAAAGTTAAGAAAGAAGGTATGGAAAATGGCTGAAAAAAATGAATTGTTAAAAAATGAAATCAATATAGATTTTTTGGGAGAAAGTGTGCGCGGATTAATAGCATTGCAGCCTGTAGCGCAGTTACTTGCGGGCGCTGATATTGTTCCTAAAGCATTTCAAAGTAAACCGGCGAACGTTCTTATTGCCTTGAATATGGCGCAGAGAATGAATGCTGAGCCGCTTATGGTTATGCAGAATCTATATATCGTTAATGGCAATCCTTCCTGGAGTAGCAAATTTCTAATTGCTTGTTTTAATACTTGCGGTAGATTTTCCAGTATTAAATACGAATTTATTGGCGAAGAAAATACCGATTCATGGGGCTGCCGTGCTTATTGTACAGAATTGGCCACCAATGAAAAACAAAGAAGTGTTGATGTTACGATCAAAATGGCCAAGGATGAAGGTTGGTATGGAAAATCAGGTAGCAAATGGAAAACAATGCCGCAGTTAATGATGCAATATCGTGCAGCTGCCTTTCTTATTAGGACGGTAGCTCCTGAAATCTCAATGGGATTGCATACGGCTGAAGAAATTGAAGATACGATCGATATTCAACCGTTGGCTGACGGTTCTTATGGGTTACATGAAAAGGCTGCTGAAACACAGAACCTTATTGCCACTACTCCAGTAACTACCGTTGATATGCCGGCACCGGCTATCAAAGTACAAAGTGAGTCTGAAAAAGTATCTGCAGCTGTAGCCCCAGAACCGAAAGTAGCGCAGAAAAGGCAACCTTCGTTCTGATGATTGAAGTAGAAGTTTTCAATAGCAGCTCAAATGGAAACTGCTACCGCTTAATTAGCGGTAGCAGTCAGCTGCTTATAGAAGCGGGGATAAAACTTAGCGATATCAGAAAGAAAACCGGACACCAGTTGGGGCGATTGGATGGTGTGCTGGTTTCTCACGAACATGGAGATCACGCCAAAAGTGTTATGCAGCTGATTGATAACGGAGTTGTTGTGTATATGTCAGAAGGTACTAAAGCTGCCCTGGGTGCTGCGGCAAAGTATGCTGAGATAGTTCGCCCTGATATGATAAAAAACATCGGCAAATGGCGAATTCAGCCTTTTAGGACGCAACATGATGCAGCGGAGCCGCTGGGATTTGTTATTGAGGATGGCGAAGATAGGCTGCTTTTTGCGACAGACACTTTCTTTTTGCCGTATAAATTTTTAAATTTAACTCAAATTATGGTCGAGTGCAATTATGCGCTCGACATTCTTGATAAAAACCTTTTGAGTGGTAGGGTTACTCAATCGCAGGCCAAGAGGTTATTAACAAGCCATTTTAGCCTGCATAATTTGAAATCGTATTTAAGGGATCAGGACCTGTCTCGAGTCAAGGTTATTTATCTAATGCATATATCAAGTGTTAACGGAGATCAGGACCGGTTTAAAAAAGAGATCCAGTCTGTAACTGGAAAACCAGTAAAAATTTGTGAAGCGTAAGGAGTGGGAACAATGACTACTGTACAAAGTATTGCTCAATTTAATAAAAATCGTGAATCTGCTCGTCAGGAGCAGGAAGAATTTTTGTCCAGTGAAGAAATCTGCGAGGACGAACCACTGAAAGGTGATTTTTCCAGTGTAAAAAAAGAATTTTCAGATCAGCATCCTGAAGATGTAGTTGTTTTACCTGAATTCGGAGGGAAGTACAAAATTGTAAATAATATTTATACCCCGTTGGCTAAGGCATTATGGGAGAAATTCAAAGAATTGCAGGGCTGTAATCCTTCAGCTATTTTGTTTGTGAAAATCGAAGAAGGTAAAAAAACATCGTGCAAAAAACCGGTATTTATGGACATCGGAGTATTATCGCAGCAATGGCAAGAAATTATAAACCAGATGTCAAAGCGTAATTTTACTCATGTCATCAGGATCTATGAGGGGAATATTGATAAATACCAGCAGAGCTTCGAACATTGTTTAGTGCATTTATACAACGAAATGCGCAAAATCAGCCCTGATGGCAGTTTAAGAAATTATGATGTACAAGGCTTTACTGAGGTTATCAGTAACCTTAAATATGGCTGGGATAAGCCAGAATCGATATTGCCGAACCTTATTGAAGCTGGTGACTGGTTGTCGATGAAGAACCGGCAGGGGACATTACCTTTTGGAGAAGATCGCAGCGGCGAAAATATAGAAGCGAAAAAATTTTGATTCGGAGGCATAGATCATCATGGCACGGGCGAAAAAAATAGGCGTCGATTACTATAGCCACGATGTTGGCGCTCAAAAAAAGCAAACTGTAAAAGCATTACGCTCACGCTTCGGCAATGATGGCTATGCCTTTTGGTTTATCTTGCTTGAATTGCTTGGTGAACGAGACGGCTTGTATATGGATTGCAGCGATGAAGCGACCTGGATATATTTGTGCACAGAGGTCATGATCGACGAAGATAAGGTGACAGATATGTTAAATTTCTTAGGGCGATTGGGTGCTATTGATAAAGACCTCTGGGCTGTGGATAAAATTATCTGGTGCCAGAATTTTACAGATCGACTTGCTGACGTTTTCAAAAAAAGAGGGGTGCCGAAACCTGAAAAACCGATCTCGAAAATGGTTTCTGCAACGAAAACAAATATTTCCGCACCAGAAATGGGCATTTCTGCAACAGAAATGCGACAAAGTAAAGTAAAGGAAAGTAAAGTAAAGAATAGTAAAGTAAATACTACGTTAGAAGTAGATACTACCCCTGTGGATAACTCTGACGATGGATCGGTTGACGGATTGGATTTTGATAATAATTTAATCCCAAAACAAGAAGCGGGGGTTAGCGTTATGCCAGTAGCCGAAGAAGTAGATTGTTTTTGGGATATGTTCAAAACGGTATATCCACGAAAACGCGGGATCAGTGTACCTATGGCGAAGGATGCGCTGCGAAAGTTTCTTGAGTATGGCGGCGATCAGGCTGACTTGATTGCCGCGGCAGTGAAGTATGGACGAATAGTAGCCGAGAGCAAGACTGAAGAGCAGTTCATGAAAACACCACATGTTTTTGCTGGCGGCTATTTTAAAACCTTTGTGCCAAAGTACCGACGGAATTGCCCTGCGTGTCACGGAGAAGGTTTTGTTGAGGGGCCTGACGGGAACATGGTGGAGTGCTGCTGCGTAGATAGATACAAGGAGTGGAAGGCATGAGTAAACCAAAATATAAAAAAGGGCGATTGATAACCAGTCTTGATGAATTGGTAAAACAGCCTGTTATTTGGTACCAGTTTGGCATAGGGCATAAAGTTTTGGCCAAAGGTTGGTTCTTAAGTTTCCAGGTGAATTTTATTTACAATCAAATTCTGGGGAAGCGTATATATACTGCAGAACTCATAGAAGGCGGTGACTGTGATGAAGAAAAGCCCGTGCAAGGGATGCCCGAACAGGCACGCTGCCTGCTGGGACAACTGTGAAAAATTTAAAGTTTTCAAAGCGGAGTCCGATAAGGTGAATGCTGGACGACGCGAATATAACAAGAAGCTTAACGAACATTTTGTTGATATTGTTCGAGCTCAAAAGAGAGGCGGAAGGATAAAATGACTAAAGCTGAATTGCTTAAGGCAATAAAATTTTTACCTGATGATACTGAAATTTTTATATCTGGTGATTACGCTGAACTGAATTCACTTGGATGGGAGGAAGTGGATAAGGTCGTTATTGAACGAACAAGTTCAGGCACAGTAATTTTTTTGTTACCCTAA